ATATTTAACTTAATTATTTCAAGAAATCTATTTTTATTGATAAAGATATTTTATTGTGTTAAAAAAATAATAGGGAGGGTTAAAGATGGTGTATATAATTAAGGATTATGGTAAGAAAAAGATTCAGGAAAGGGCTATTGAAGAGATGTTAGAGAGGGCTTGTAGTGGTAGTTATAAGCCAAAGTATGATGAGGTAATGGAAAAGGCGAAGGCACATGCTAAGAAGATGGAAGAGGTGTTAAGGGATATGGGGATTGGGATGGTTAACAAGATAGAAGTCAGGAAGCCGTCGGATTTAGATAAGGTAGCTAAGCCAGTAGAAAGTCAAGGGGTAAATGCTATAGATAAGAGCCAGTTAAAGGATGCTTTTATAGATGTTAGGGTTAATGAGAAGAATTATAATGATGTTCAAGTTGGTGGAATAAAGAAGAGATGAGGAAAAGCTTAAAGGTAATAGAGAATTTAAATATCTTTCCTTATGATGATAAAGAGATTTTAGATTTTAGGAATGGTTGTTTATATAACATAGAGGCAAGGCATCAAAGGTATAAAGAGTTAAGAAGTATATTGTTTGATAACCAGAAGAAGAATTCTATAAGTAAGACGATTGATGATATAGTTTCTCTTATATATCTTCCAGATAATATTATTTTTGATATAATTGTTGACCCTGATAAAGAGGAATTAGTAAACGATAAATCTCAAAAGAAGATAGACAAATTAAACAAACTGTTAAATGAAAAATTTATCAGTGATGGTATAGATATAGAACTTTATGAATGGTTGTATTGGGCATGTGTTTATGGGACTTATATAGTAAAAACAATACTTGATGGTGATAAGATTGTATTTAAAGGAGTGTCTCCATTTGATTTTGCTGTATATTATGAAGACAATAAAAATCTTGATAAAGACCAGATATTTTGTCATATAGCAAGGATACCTATTCATGTAGCTAAAAGAAAATATCCAGATGCTAAATTTTTACCAACTGTAACACCACCAACCAAACAAGATACTTTTCTTGATTTGGTGATATCTCAAAATCAACAAACAGGACAGTTTAATGTAGGATCTATACCAGCTAAGGATAATGATGATTTAGTGCCAAAAGCAATTGGGGAATATGTAGAAGTATATGAAATGTGGTTCTGGGATTATGATAGAAAAGATTGGTTTATGGCTCAAATAGTTGGTGACAAAATATATAAATCAGTTAATCCATTTATTCCAAAAGAACATCCTTTTATAGCATTTACTCCAATTCCAATAGAAGGTTTTTTCTGGGGATTATCTGAAATGCATTATTTGGTATATCTTTTTAAAACAATAAAAAATGAAGCCGATAGATTAAATAAAATAGAAGATTTACTTTCTTCCCCTCCATTAGTCGTATATGGCATTTCTGGTGGCATTGAAGCTCAAGAAATGCAAGCTAAATTAAAACAAGCTGGTAGCGTAATTGAGATAAATGACCCTACCGCAAAGTTTGATTTCTATTTGCCTAAATTAGACCCTGCTATTGTCTTTAATTCACTTAAACATTATAGCGAAGAATTCAGAGAACAATCTGGTATTATAGGGGTTCTTAGTGGTAAATCCATGCCTAATGTAAGAAGTGCTTCTTATGCAAGCATACTTGCTCAATTTGCATCAACGGTATTAAAGAAAAAGGCATTAAGAGTAGAGGCATTTATAGAAGAAATAATGACAATGCTTGCTAATTGTATTGTATATACAGATACAGATTACAAAGAATTGTTAAGCATTCCTTTTAGAGTTGATGTATTTGCACATACTTCTTCCCCAATAACATCTTTGGCATATCAAGAGATGGTATTAAATCTTGCAGAAGGTCAGATACTTCCTCCAGATGTTGTTATTGATTTGTTACCTATTCCAAGAAAAGAAAAGGTAAAAAAATATATGCAACAAAAAGCTTTAATGGAAATGCAAAATGAAGCTAAGAAAGAACAGGAGAACAAATAGAGGCTCAATGAAAAGGAGCTTAAAAGTGTATAAAAGATTTACACGGAGAAAAGGGACACTCCGATGAGAAGTATTTTTAAAAAACTAAAAGGAGATTTATCATGGCAAGAGGAAAAGGAAGAAAGAAAGGTAGAAAAGGTCGTAAGTCTAAGTAACTAACAGCCTCATCTGGAGTGTCCCTTAAATAAAAAGGAGGTAATAATATGCCAAGCGTTTTAGAACAATTAGGCATTGATACTAATTTATCAGCACCTGCTGGTGGTGAAGTTGGATTAAATGAAGAAGCTCAACCTAATAAATCTATACCAGTTACAGAAGCAACACAGCCAGCAAAATTAAGTTCTTCTAAAGAAATAGCAGAAACAATAATAGCTGGAACTATAATAGCTCTTGAACAGGTAGTTGCCATTTATGGATATACAACAGAAGAAGGCAAAAAAATAGCAAGAGCCATAGATAATTTATCTACTGTTGTTCCTGAAAGTAAAATTAAAGAAGTGCAGGGACAATTAGGTAGTGTATTAGGTGGTAGTATGCAAGCAATGCAACCATCAGCAATATCACCAACTGGTATGCCAACTGGTGGAATACCAGCTATGTAAGGAGGCAACACGAATGCCTATACCTTTACCGTATAACTTTCATAATTTAAATACTTCTAATTTACAGAATGCAAGAGATAGCTCAGGGGATGTTATAGGAAAAGCCGTCCCTGCAAGCTATCTTGATAGTAATTTTAATCAGCTGGCAAAAATAGTGACAGTATCTTCTACTGCTCCTACGCCAAGTTATGCGGGTCAATTATGGTTAGACACTTCAACGTCTCCACCAATTATAAAACAATGGGATGGTTTTGCATGGCGTTCAAGAGTAAGTATTTCTGATGATTCTGACAAGGTTGATGGTTTTCATGCAAGCCTCACACCAGCACCGAATGTGATAGTGCCTCTTAATGCGGATGGAATATTGGACTTAAGTAGCACTCACATAAGAAGCAATGTCTATACATTCCGCAGAGTTAATTTGACGAATGCGACGAGTGATTATATGTTGCGAGTTGGGGAGGAGGCGATAATAAACTTTACAAATGCTACAAATGTGCCGTTGAGGATTGCAACGCAGAGTGGGACTTATTATGAATGTCATATAATTTGTAGTAATACTGGAGGAACATCAGGAGGAGTAAGTGTTGAGGTTTTTTTAAATCCTAATAATACGACTTATTCTAATGCTTTTGTATATGCAGACCTTAGTATAATTTCAACAGGTGATAGTTCAGGTTATTTTACTTATTCTGCTTTTAGATGCGGTTTTGCATTCACGAATTCTACTTTTTATATAACAAATTTCACACAATATAAAAATGTAAAAGGGTTTTATGACATATATGGTATAAGCATAGCATATCCAGCTTTATTAATTTTTTCTACAGGCTGGAGAAACACGACAACTCCTTGGACTTCACTTGGAACAATCGTATTCCCACAATCAACATCAGGCTACATCTTGGTCAGGAGGTTAGCGTGATGAGGGTTTATGCGTTTATCCACCCAGACCTCAAAACTCTCTGCTGTGCTTTACTACCCGAAGCAGTGCCTGATAATGTAGAAGCAGTTGAACTTGAAGTAGAAACACCCGATGATGTCATATATGAAAACGGACAAATCAGATTGAAAACCGAAGCAGAGAAACTCGCAGAAGAAAAACAAAAAAAGCTTGCGGAATTGAAAAGTTATGTAGCAAGCTTGCTTGAACAGACTGATTACATCATTATAAAAATAGCAGAAGCACAAGTGAAAGGAGACACAGATACAGCAGAACAGCTTAAGCAAAAATACGCAACCCAACTTCAGCAAAGAGAAGCAATAAGACAAAGGAACGAGCAGATGAAGCAAGAGATAAAAGGTGCACAGACAATAGAAGTGTTAAGGAGTATAAAAATTGAAATGGCTTGATAAACTATGGAATAGCAAATGCAATTCATAAAGAGATAAAATGTCTAAAAGAACAAAAAGAACAGCAAGTAGAGAAAAATCAAGAACAATACCAATGAGAAGAGAATATGGAGTAATAGGAGGAAAAGCAAGAAGAATAATAAGGAAATAAAGGAGTTAAAAATGCCTCTTGCTTTGGATAGGTGTGTGAAAAAATTACAAAGGAAGGGATATTCTAAAAATTCCGCCTATGCTATTTGATCTACAAGCACAGGGTATAAAAAAGCAAAAGGCGGTAAATGGAAAAAAAACTAAAAAGAGGTAGTTTATGGAAACTCAATTTGTAATTGGGATTTTTGTTGGTGTAATAATATTTGTAATAGGCAATTTATTGCTTATAGGAATTAAAGGAGAAAGCAAAAAAGTTGATGATAATACATTTAGAACATGTATTTATGCTTTAAACAAAAGACTTGATATAATTGAACAAAGAATTGCAAGAATAGAAGAAATACTTTTGAAGGGGGGAATAAAATGATACTTGGTGCAATATTAGGTTTAGCAGGTTCATTTATTCCAGAAATTATCAAAATATTTAAATCCAGACAGGAACATAAACAGGAACTTGAAATGTTGGAGATGCAACTAAGATATCAAAGAGAAATGACTGAAATAAAAATGCAAGAAGCTAAGTCATTGGCACAAATTGAGTTAGATAAACAAGTATATCAATATGCTCCCATAACAGAAGTGAAAGTAACAGGCAAAACTTGGTTAGATGCTTTACAAGTATTTGCAAATGTATATAATCAAACAGTTAGACCAACAATAACTTATATTGTTATAGGAGCTTGGTTAGCATTAAAATTTGCAATGTGGCAACAAGCTGGTGGAACTCTTGAAGCTATACCAAAAATATGGACAGAATATGAAAGCGATTTTGTAAGCGCTATTATTACCTTTTGGTTTGGGTCTCGTGCTATGATGCGAACTTTTGGAAAGGCAAAATGACTGTAAAATGTGTAGAATTGGTAAAGAAATACGAAGGTTTCAGGGCAGTTCCATATCTCTGCCCAGCAGGATATCTAACAGTGGGTTACGGGCATGTTATTACGAAAGGAGAAATATTACAGTATCCAATAAGCAGAGAATTTGCAGAACAACTATTATTACAAGACTTGGTAAAAACAGAAATGCTTATTAAGCCGATGATAAAAGTTGATATACATCCATATATGCTTGATGCCTTAGTTAGCTTTAGCTTTAATGTAGGAGCTTATGCTTTCAGAGCATCAACATTAAGAAAAAAACTGAACAATGGAGAATGGTATGAATGTGCAGAACAGTTTTTAAGATGGATATATGCGGGGGGTAAAAAATTAACAGGACTTATTAGAAGAAGACAGGAGGAAAGAGAATTATTTTTAGAGGGGGTAAAACTATATGGCTAATGCTTTATATCCAAAATTTAAAGAGGCATTATTACAGGGACAGATAAACATGCTAACTGATACTATTAAAGCTATGCTTGTTAGAACAGGATATACTTACAATCCTACACATCAGTTTTTATCAAGTGTATCAACTTACAATAATGGCAGAAGTTCAGCTTTAACAAACAAATCAGTTACAAATGGTGTTTTTGATGCAGACGATATCCAGGTAACAGCTATATCGGCAACACAGGTTATAGCAATTGTTTTATACAAGGATACTGGTAATGATAACACTTCACCATTAATTGCTTATCTTGATAATGTATCTGGAATTCCTTTTACACCAGCAGCAAATGGAACAGTGCAAATAGTATGGGATAATGGAAGTTATAAGATATTTAGCCTATGAGTGATTATTATTTATTTCCAGAACAAATTTATAACAAAGGGAGTTTTGAAGGATTAATATTTCAAAACAATAGCGGAGTTAATTTAATCTTTCAAAACTCTTCTTCGGTTAATTTAATAGATGGCAAATATTATTTGCAAGATTTAACAGGACAGAAAATTTTAAATCTCCTGCAATATCCATCAGGAGTATATTTAACACAATTAGGAAGTAATTTATTACAATTACTTTTACTTTCACAGGGATATCCTTCTACTAATAATTTAGGAAGCAATTTATTACAATTACTTTTACTTTCACAAGGATATCCTTCTACTAATAATTTAGGAAGCAATTTATTACAATTACTTTTACTTTCACAAGGATATC